GTCACGATTCCGAGCGGTGGCGGGTCACCGAACGCGGCGCGGGTGGCGGCGACCGCCTCGGTGATCAGGTCGGACGCCAGCGGGCCCGCCTCGCGTCGGAACAGCGAATTGATCCACGCGCCGGCCCACGCGTGCTGCACGTACTCGGCTCGGGGCCACGACGTCACCCACACCGCGCCGGCGTCCTCGGTGATCAGCACCAGGCACCGCCCGGGCGGGACGAACCCGGACGCGCCGACCCGTTGCCGGTTGTAGTGACGATCGGCGAGCGCGCGGGCGCGCGGGTCGTCACGCCACGACCGCCACCACCGCATCAGCCGACGACGTGCCACGCGAGGCGCCAGGTGTCGTGACAGGGACAGGCGCACAGGCGCACGTCCTCGGGCGGGCGGATCGGGCCGCGGGCGGTGAAAAACAGCGGGACGTGCCCGCACAACGAACACGGGCACGCCCCCGCGTAGGGCGTGCCCGTGTTGTCGAGGTCGAGGTCGTCAGCGTCGTTTGAGGTCGTTGCGTTCGGCATCGGGGGATCTTGCCACCAGCTTGGCGACCGCGACGTGACTCATGCCGACCGCCCGTCCGACCGCTCGGGCCGACACCCCGTCGGCGACCGCCTCGACGATGGTGCGGTCGCGTCGAGCCCGCGCCTTGTCGAGCCCCTTGGCGGCCTGTGCCAGGCGGTACAGGTGCGCACGCTCGGCGGTCATGACCACCACCGACGCCAGCGCGCGCGCCCGGCCGCCTGTCGGCGTAGCCGAGCCCCGGCGCGCGGGTCGGCGTTGATCACCACGACACCGCCGGCGTCGGCGGTCAGTTGCTCGACCACCAGGCGTGACAGCACCTGGTAGCGGGGTGTGCGCCAGCCGCGCGGGTCGGCTCGGTCGTCGAGCGCGGCGAGGATCATCGCCAGGCTGTCGACCTTCTCGGCGCGGGTCATCGGCTCGCGGGTGCGGTCGGCGCCGCAATGCACACAGCAGCCGGTTTCGTCGACGACGGCGGCCTGGTCGCAGTACGGGCACGGGGTCACAACACACCCCGCTCGGCACGCTTTTTCGCCGCCCGGTCGCGGGCGTACTCGCGGTTACACGCCTTGCACCATGTGAACATGGTGCCGTTGGCGCGCCAGCTGTAATCGGTAGCCCGCCGGCGGCGCTTGCCACACCGCGGGCACACCTTGTAGCCGGTCGTTCCCTCGGGCGCGGTCATCGGGGCCACCCGTCGTGGTGTTCGGGTTCGGGTTCGCGCAGCCACGCGACGAACGCGCGCAGCCGGGCCAGTAGTCGGGTCATCGGTTGCCCTTTCGTGCTTCGTGTGCGGTCGAGCGGCGCCATTGCGTCGCCCGTTCTTCGGCTGGCAGGTGTCGCAGGTCGGGACGCTGATACAGCCGCATCGCGGCGGCGGTGTCGACGTCGGGATCGTGGTCACGCTCGGCGCAGGTGCACGGGCCGACGCACAGGGCGTGCAGCCCGTTCGCGCAGAACGTGCACCAGGGGCTCGGGCCGGTCACGACGTCACCGGGTCGGGCGTGTGGTCGTGCAGGGTCGGGACGTACGACAGGGTGTCGTCGTCGTCGTCGCACCAGCCCGACCAGTGGGCTTCGGTCACCCGGTGGATCGGGACGCCGCACACGGCACACGGGTGCAGCACCAGGACCTGCCCGAGCCCGAGCCCGAGCTTGCATCCGTAGGCGTCGAAATGGCGCCGGCACACGTACGCCCACGACCCGACGAACCCGAGCAGGGCGTCGGCGTAGGCGGGCGTGTCGACGTCGTGTTCGAGGTCGCACGGCGGGATGGTGGCGACGAACGTCGCCTCGGCGGTCACGCCTGCACCCCGTACTCGGGCACGTAGGCGCGCGGGTCGCCGGGCTCGATCGCCTCGGCGAGGTAGCCGGCGGCGTAGCCGACCGCGTAGGCGGGATCCTCGTCGACGTCGAGACGCACGGCCGGCAGGCCCGCCTCGGCGCGCAGGGCACCGTTTTCGTATCCCTCGGCGTACAGGTCGAGGTCGACCTGCGCGCGCGAGCGGGTGGGAGTGTTCATTGCAGCAGCCTCCGTTGTGGTGTGCGTGGGGGCAGGCGAACGCCTACCTGGACACTAGGTTACCACAGGTCAGGCGAACGGGCGGTCGGCCCACGGGTCGAGGGCGGACTGCGGGACCCAATACGCCGGCCGGCCGGTGCGGGTCGGGTCGCCGGCGTAGGCGACCCGCTTGCCGGCGAGCCCGCGGATGGTGCCGACGATCCGAAACACCCGCGGCGGGCGGTGCACGACCACCAGGACGAACAGGCCGGCGTCGGCGTCGTCGTCATGGATCGGTAGCCGGTAGCCCGGCTGGTGGGCGGTGCGGACGTGATAGATCCCGACGTCAGGCGTGCCCCGGTCAGGCTCGAACTTCGGACGCCAGGCAACGCCGAGCGCGCGGGCGACGCAGCACTCGCCACACGCGCCCAGCTGGTCGGCGTCGAGCGCCATCGCCGCGCTGATGCCGTGCCGCGCGGGCAGGCGGCGGTCGATGCCGACCTGATGCCAACGCGCCGCGACCGCCATGCACTCGGCATGGTCGACTGGCGACAACGCCACTAGCTCCGACCCGGCGAGCGGGCCGGCGAACACCACCCGATGACGTGCCATCGCAGCCTCCGTTCGTTGAGCCCCAGGCCCGGGCGACCTGCGGGCATAGCTCGCGCCTCAATGCGACCCGACCCGCAGTCACCACGAACCACGCGCGGAGCGGTCAAGGTCAAGGGCCAAGGTCAACCGCGGCTGCCGCCCCGCTCCGCTTCGCTCCGCGGGTTGCCCACGACACCAGCGCGTCAGGACATACACCCCGCGTCCTAACCACCCCTGCTTAAAACGTCGACGACCTGCACCTATCACCGTCCGCGTTCGGTGATCAGGCGCCGCGCTCGGCGAACAGGGCGGCGGCGAGGATCAGTAGCTCGACGACCTCGACCTCGGTCAGGTTGTCGGCGATCGCGGCGACGTAGGTGCGCAGGTCGAGGTCGGCGCCGTGGTCGAGGATCGCCGACAGGACGTCGTCGACGACCTGACGGGCCCGGGCCCGTTCGGCGGGCGTGGTCACCGCTTGCCCGACCCGTGGCAGGTCGGGCACGGTCGGTTGACGTAGATCGGCCGGCCCCGCCAGGCGGCGTGCACGAACAGCACCGCGCAGCCGGTGCCGTCACAGGTCCGACACGCCGGCCCGGTCGGGTCGCGAGGGGCAAGGCTCGCCCCGACCGGGCCGACAGGGTGGCCGGTCACCCGAACCGGCGGCGCGGACCCTCGACCGCCCGGGTCACCCGCGACGGGTGCGGGGCGGTCAGGCGGCCACGGCGGGACCGGCACGGCTGCGCCGGCTGCGCCCGACACGACGGGCAGACGATGCGCAACGGCGGCGGGTACCGGTCGAACGGGTTGCCCCGCTCGCGGGCGGTCACCGGCGAGCCCGGGCGTGATAGCCCCCACAGGCGCCACAGCGGCGCAGGCGCAGGATCGCCCACCGGCGCGCCCACCGCCGGCGTGCGGCGACCAGGCGGGCGTACAGCGGCTGCCAGCGGGCCAGGGGCTCGCCGAGGCTGTCGAGGCGTCGAGGGTCGCGCGGGTCATCGGTCATCGCGGGCCAGCCCTTCACGCATCAGCAGCACCACGTACCGGGTGCGGGCGAACGTCGGCGACCGGCGCGCCAGCGCGGCGGCGTCCGCCTCGGTCATCGCGTACAGGCGCCCGATGCCGAACACCAGCCCGGCGCCGCAGCGAAGGCACACGCTGACGTCGCCAGGCTCGGGCGCCTTGTCGTCGGTGACGCCGAACGCGCCGTCGAGGTTGGCGCCACACGCCGGGCACGTCTGCGCCTCGACGTGGTGGTCACGCACCGTTGCCCCCGAGCAGGTCGTCGAGGGCGGCGTCGGGCCACGGCGCGCCGAGGTCGTCGAGGCCGTACTGCTCGACGAACGCGTCCCGATCCTCGGCGCTCAATTCGTTGAACGCCTGACGGGCGGCGCGTTGCAGGTCGTGACGTCCCGAGCCCGCCGGCGCTGGCGACGGGCCCGGGACGGCTTGGCGCGTCGAGCCCGGGCCACCGACGTCTGCGGCGGGCGACCTCGGGCTCGACGCCACCGGCGCGGCTGGTGGTGCAGCCTCGTCGGCGTCCTCGTACACCGCGGCGTACTCGGGCTCGACCCGGATCCGTGACGCGAACGCGTTGCGCAGCGCGCGCCTCGTCGCCCGGGTCATCGCCATCGCCTCGGGGTCCTCGATCTGCTCGGCGTCACCACAGCCGGCCCGACCCTCGAACGGGTGTTTGGCGCCCCGCTTCCACACCTGCGCGGTCGCCCGCCACCCGCTACCACCCCGTGACACGTCGGTGAACGTGAGCCCCACCCAATCGCCCGAGCGGTCGGCGATGTAGCGCCACCCGTCGGCGGTGATGTAGACCGACGGCGGCCGGTTGCGGTGCGGGATGACCTCGACGTGACGCAACGCCGGGTCGAGCCCGTACCGCTGCGCCAGCAGGACCACCAGGCGCCCGAGCAGCCCGGTGATCTGCTGCGGCGGGACGCCCACGTATTGCAGGACCTCGACCGTCGGGCTCGGCATCCGCGCCGGCGTCAGGTCCTCGTCGCGCGCGCTCACCGGTCGACCCGCAGCACCGGGACCCACACCCCGGCGGCGCTGATATCGCCGGCGGGGTCGCGGACCTCGACGACGACGACGTGCCCGGCGGCGACCGCGGCGGCGGCCTGGTCGGCGTCGAGGGTGGCGAGGGCGTCGATCCGCTCGAACGTGCGTCGCTCGCGCACGTCGAACGCCCGCTCGACGAGGACCTGATCGCCGGCGACGACCCGCACGTCGAGGCGGTAGGCGTCGGGGATCACGCGTCGCCCCGTAGCTCGGGCAGCTGCACCTGCCAGTCGAACGGCCGGCGCACCAGGCGCACATGCCCGGCGGGCTCGCGCGCTGCACGGGCCGGCTGTGACGCGCGAGCCCGCGCGGGGAACAGGCGCAGGTGCGCCACGATCACGACTTTGTGCACAGCAGCCTCCGTTGTCGTGGTGTCGCCCCGGGCCCGCAACGGAGGCTGATCCCCTACAGGCCCGAGGTCGACGACCAACGTCGAGGACCCGCCAGCGCGAGCCCTTGCCGCCGGCACAGTATCGGGCGCCCGGGCGCCTCGTCGAACACGCACAAGGCTCGACTGTCGCGGCCCGGGCGCCTCGGGGTCAGCCTGCCACCGGTTGAGGACCTAAACGCCATCGGTGACGCCGATCGTTGGGCAAGCTATTGCACATGCACCGGTTGACCTGCGGCCACGTAGCGCCGGCGGCGTTGATCCTCGACGTCGACGACGGGCGCAGCTACTGCGCCGACTGCGCCGCGCTGCTCACCACGTCACCGCCATGCGCAGCTGTCGACCGATCGCGGTCAGCCGGTCACCCCGGAACGCGCCGCCGACCTCGGGGGACTCGGCGTAGAACATCGGCTGCCCGTCGAGCTTGTCGATGACGTACGCCCCGTAGGTGACCAGGGCATCCCACAGCGACGACTCGGCCCCGTTGAGCCCGTCGGGTGCGGGCCCGGTCGCCAGCAACAGGGCACCCTCGGCGAGCGGGCCCGGCCCACCGCCGACGTCGTTACTGATCGCCGGCCACAGCTGCGGCGTCCAACACGTCCCCTGACCGCCTTGGTCGTTGTACGAAAACGCCATGCAGAGGGCGTGGGCGATCCCGCCGGCGAGGTCGTCGGCGGTGATCGTCCCGGCCGCGGTCGGCGCGCCGGCGGCGGTGACCCCGGCCGACTGCCAGGGTGACGTCGAGCCCCAGCCGGTGCCGGTCTGCCAGTTGTGCAGCGCGTACGCCGCGCAGCGCCACGACCGGGACCCGGTCGGGTGCAGCTGCCACATATCGACGCTGCGCCCGTCGGCGTTGAGCAGGCACAGGTGCCCGTCGGTGCCCGACGCCGGCGCCGCGTCGTCGCGCATGTTCACCGGCATGGCGTCCTGCGCCGGCCATCCCCACGACTCGGGCGTCGCGATGTGGTGCACCGGGTCGGCGGCGGTCGAGCGGGTGATCGGGTGCCCGTACGCGCCGGCGTTCATGCCGTAGGACAGCGACCGCAGCCGGTCGTCGGCGCCGGCGGCGAACGCGTGTTGCGGCTTGGGCGTGTTCCACAGCGAATCGGCGGCGAACAGCGGCGCACCCTCGACCGGTGGCGGGGTCGTCGGCTCGGCGATCGTCACCGACGCCCGCTCGCGGTTGTTGTCCTCGTCGAACTCGGGAACCCGGTCGAGGTCGTCGACGAACGCGGTCAGGGTGTGGTCGCCGTGTGTGGCCGGCACCCACGGCGGCGAGTGCCACGGCGCGTCGAACGTCGACAGGGTGACCTCGGCGCCGGCGGGCAGGCCGGCGTCGGTCGACGCCCACGCGACTTCCTTGGTGTCGTCGTCGAGGTAGAACCCGACCCCGACGATCGTCCCGGCGGGCACGTCGTCGGTGCCGATGTTCACCACCACCGCCGACAGCTGCGCGGCCTGGCCTTGCGTGAGCGGTGGCGCCTCGAACAGGACGTCGAGGTCGACACCCTCGGGCAGGGGCTCGGGCGGTGCGGTGCCCTCGTCGAGGTCGACCACCAGGGCGCGCGCCTCGGCAATGTCGCCGGCGGCGTGGTCGAGGGCGGCGAGGATCGGGTCGGTGTCGGGCATGTGCGTCAGCCTTTCCTGTCGGGTGGCCTGCCAAAAACCTTCCACACCAGCGCCGTCACCGTGGCGGCCAGGGTGCCGAGGCCGATCCCGAGCGCCAGCCACTCGGCCGCCGTCAGGTCGGCGGCCAGGTTCACGCGATCGCAGCCTCGTACAACTTGATCGCGTCGGCGAAATACTGCTCGAACGTCTCGGCGTCGCAGATCAGGAACGGCCCGTTTTGGTAGTCGTTCACCGACTCGATCTTGCGCGGCCGGTGATTGCCGATGATGACCGCGATATCGCTGGTGCCACGCTTGATGATCAGCATCGTGTCCTCCTGGAGCTCGGCGAAAATGTCGGGCGCGGGTGGCTGCCCAGGCACGTAACCCGAATCGCCGGCGTCGGCTTCGAGGATCGGGACCGGGTCGGTCGTCGTCGAGGGGCTCGGGCGAATCTCGAAATGCAGGTGCGGGCCCGAGCTTGCGCCGGTCGAATCGCACCACCCGAGCGTGTCGCCGGGCGCGACCTGCTGCCCGACGCTGACGCACCACGCTTGCAGGTGGTGGTAGCGCGACTGCCACCCGTCGGCGCCGCTGATCGTGACCGTGTTGCCGGCGCCGCCCGCCTCGTACGCCACGTAGACCACCTGGCCGGCGTTGCTGGCGAGGATCGGCGTCCCGCCCGGCACCGCGAAATCGGTGCCGGTGTGGAAACTGTCACCACGGGGCCCGTAGGGGCTCGACACCGGGTACATGCCGGCGAACGGGTAGGCGAACGTCGGGCGGGTCACAGGACCGGGGCGCCGGCCGGGCCGGCGTCCTCGACCGCGAACACGGTCGGCTGCGTCGCCGCGGCGACCGTCTGATACGTGCCCGACGTCGAGGCGCCCCGTATGTGGCGGGTGAGCGGTCCGGGCACGGTCGGTACCTCGACCTCTTCGACATACCACGACCCCTGGTCGTCGTGCGACGCGGCGCGACCGGTCGCCACACACGTCGCCAGGTGCGTGTTCGCCGCGTCGCAAATGAATAGTTGCATGTAGCCCGGCGGCGCGGTCATGCCGAGCCAGCCGGTACAGATCGACACCCGATACCGACGGTTCGCGAGCGCGTTCCAGGTCAGCGGCGTCGGGTGCGCAAAGTCACCTTCGGCACCGATCGACGTTTGTCCGACCGGGTCGATCACCGCGGCTTGTATTCCCCACGGCTCGGCCCACGGTTGCAGGATGCGCCGGTCGATCAGGTTCGCCGCGTTCAACGACGCCGCGCCGCCGATGACCCGGACCTGCGCCAGCGCCACCGCGCCGGCGGGCGTCGCGGGCACGACCTCGGATCCGGCGGTCGCGGCGGCGCCGGCGATCACCTGGAATAGGAAATCGTTGTTTGACCCGCCGTCGAGGTCGTTGCCCCGCGCCTGACAGATGACAACGTCGATGCGGTTCGAGCCCGACGCCGGCGCGACCGGTGACGTGACGACCTCGACCGCGTCGCTGTAGCAGCTGACGCTGCCGGTGTTGTTGGGCGTCGGGACGATCACCGCGCCGGGCGCGATGTTCATGTTCATGGTGCCGGCGGACACGGTCACCGCGCAGCCCCGCACCAGCGGGTAGCCGGCGGCGCCGGCGACCGACGCGATCAACGACCGGTCGACCGACGCCGGGTAGCTGCCGGCCTGTTCCCATAGCGGCGTGTAACGGGTCATGGTCGAGCCCCTTCCTAGCGGCGGGCGAGCGCGTCGACGTCGGCGTTCGCGGTGTTGAACAGGTCTTGAATGGTCACGTCGGGCCGGCCGAGGGTCAGGACCACGTCCTCTTGCCCGTCGTCGCCGATCACGTAGTCGATGCCGAGGATCCGCACCGTGGTGTTGACGTGCAGGCGTCCCTCGTTGATCACCAGCGGGACGACCTCGCCCATGTTCACCGTCGACGTGTTGAACGGGCCGGGCACGAACCAGCCCGGGCGCAACGTCACCGTGTAGCTCGGGACCACCACGCCCGAGCGGGCGAGGTTGCCGTTGGCGTGGTCGTTGAGCGTTGATTGCACGCTCACGTCGGCGGCGAGGTCGCCGGTCATCCATAGCCCCTGCGGCGCGGTGGTGACGTTGTTGGTGTCGCTGTTCCACGCTTCGCCGAACACCTGCGGCGCGTTCGCGGCCGCGTTGCCGTTGTTGCCGAGGGACCGTTGATAGTTCGCATAGTCGGTGCTGTTGAACGTGCGGGTCAACGCGGACACGGTGACGCCGTAGACCAGCTGCGGCCGGGTGCGCAGGATCCCCTGGTACGGGTAGTAGATCGACACCACGTCGGCCGACCCATCACCCGAGCCGAGCGGCTGGCAGTCGTAGTCGAACCCGTTGACGACCGTCGCCAGGCCGTTGAGCCCGTCGAGCTTGGACGTCTGCCCCTGGTAGGTGCGGTCGCGCAGCTGCCCCGACAGGCCCCGGTTGTTGCCCGCCGGGTCGACCAGCGCGACGACGAGGGGCAGGAACGACCCGGGCGCGAACGACGTCGCGCCGCTGCTGTCGGTGATCGACGACGCCTGGCTGATGATCCCCGACGCGATGGTGTCCTGATCAAACTGTGTCCACACGAACGGGGAGGCGCCGGTCCAAAACCGCCGGGCCAACATCGCCAGGTAGTCCTGGCAGGTGAACGTGACGACCGCCGACTGTTCGGACAGGGTGTCGTTCGACGCGGTGACGATGCCGCGGAACATCGCCCGGTAGCTCTGGCTGGTGTCGTTCCAGCGCCACGCGATCACGTCGGTGGTCATCTCGCCGACCGCCGACGCGCTCGGCGAATGACCGTCGACGGTGAACGTCAGGGTCGCCGGCTTGTTGTACGCCTGCGTCAGGCGGCGCGAGCGGGCGTTCGGTAACTCGCCGAGGATCGTCGCCGATGGCAACGCGCCGGCGGCGAATATGCGTTTGTGCACCGTCAGGCGCCACGCAGGCTGACCACCGGGCGGGCTCACGTCAGGTACACGTCCTGCCAGTAGGCGACCACCTGCGTGATCGGCGACGTCGAGGACCCGGCGATATGCAAGCTCGCGCTGTTCGGGTTCGGCGTGACCGGCACGAAAAACGTCGCCGTCCAGTCGATCGACGCGCTGACCGGCTTGGTCGGGTCGTTGTCGAGGTACGCGGTTTTCGCCGCGGTGTCGACGACGACGTAATGACCCGACCCGATGATGTAGCCGGCCAGGAAATACACCTGCCCGTTGCCCGAGGCGTCGCTGTTCACCCACCACACCTGCGGCTGTGTCACCGGCCCGTACACGTACAACAGCGGGTACACCGGCTGGTCGCCGTTGCTGACGATCGTGCCGCCCGACGCGCCCGACCCGCCCGACGGGTACAGGCGGTTGAACGTCAACGGGTAGGCGCGCCCGGCCGCGGTGCCCGAACCCGACCACGCCTGCACCTGATGCCAGGTCGGGTCACGGGGCAACGGGTCGGCGGCCACCCATTGCAGGTGCAGGTCGCGCTGATCGGCACCGACGATCGGCACCGACAACGCGGCGGGGCGCAACGTCAGGGTGCGTTCGGCGGCGCCGGGCCGGTCGAGGACGTAGTGCAACACCGGGCGCGCGCTCACGTTGAGGAACGGCGCGAACAGCGACGCGATGGCGTCGATCTGTGCGCCGGCGCCGACCAGCGCGGTGATCTGCGCCGACACCACCCGCTCGCCCCACAACGCGGTGCGGTCGTCGATGCCGTGTTGTCCCGGTCGGTTGTCGACCACCGCCCGCACCGTCGGGTAGCCGAGGTCGAGGGACTGGCAGAAGTAGCCCCGGCTGTGATCTTCCAGGTACAGCGTCTGCGACCCGAGGGTCAGCCACGCCTTGCGCACGCACAACGTCGCCGGCGGGGTCCAGGTCATATCGCGCGCGCCCGTGCGATCCACGCCACTTTGCGCATCAGTAGCTCGACGTCGACCTCGGTCGAAAAGTGCGCGTCGTTGATCACCACCGCCGGCCCGGTGCGCGCCTGGTCGAGCGGGATGACCGCCTCGGGGCCACGTTCGCCGAGCAGCGCCAGCGTCGGCGCGGTGACGATGCCACCGACGGCCAGCGGGGTGATCTTCGGCACCGACAGGTGAAACTCGGGCAGGTCGACCCCGGCGAACGATCCACCGCCGATGTGAAAGTCCAGGCTGTTCCACCCGCGAATGACCAGGTTGATCGCGCCCTTAAACGCGTTCCAGATCCCGTCCCACATGCCGGCCGCCGCGGACCCGATCCGGCCCGGTAGCCCGGTCACGAAATTGACCAGGTCGTTGAATCCACCCTTGATCAGCCCGACCAGGTACGCGGCGCCGCCGTAAATCCCGTTCCACATGCCGGCGAACACGCCGAGGATCGCGCCCGGGATCCCCAACATGAACGACAGCCAATCGTTGAACAGCCCGGTAATGAACGACACCCCGGCGTTGAACAGCCCGACGATCGTCGACCACACGTCACCAAAAAACTTGGTGATCGTCGTCCAGTTGTCGACGATCAACTTGACCGCCAGGCCGAACGGCCCGAACAGGATCGCCAGCAACAGCGGCCAGTTGCTCGACACCCAATCCCACAACGCGGCCAACGCGGCCTTGACCTTGTCCCAATGCGTGACCATCCACGCGATGCCGGCGACGATGGCGGCGATCAGGATCGGGATCCCGAGCAGCGCCGCGTTTTCGGCCACCGCGGCGGCGGCCGCGGCGACCGCGTCACCAGCCCACGCCACCGCCTGACTGCCGAGCAGCGCCGGGATCACTTCCATCGCCGACCCGAGCGCAACCATGGCGACACCCGCCACCTGAATCGCCGGCCCCCACTTCTGACCGAACGCGGCGACGTTGTCCTCGATCCGACTTTTCAACGCTTTCAGGCGGCCGCCGAACGTGTCGGCGGCGGCGGCCGCCTGACCCTTGGTCACGTTCGCCAGCTGTTGCAGGTTTTTCGTGCCCGCCTGCGTCGTCGACGTCATCGTCTGTTGCATCGTCGACAACTTCTGGTGCGCCCGGGTCGCGGTGTCGGCGGTGTCGGCGACCTTGTTGGTCGCGTCCCGCAGCCGGATCTGTTCGGCGACGGTCAGCGACGCCTTGCCTCGGTATTCGGCCTGCACGTCGGCGAGCTTCTGCACCGCGTTCGCGTGCGCCTCGTCGGCGACCTGCGCCGCCTTGGTCGTCGTCGCGATCTGCTGCACCGTGCCCGTCGCCTTGACGACCTCGACGCCGTATTCCTTCAGCACCTTGGTGTTGCCGTTGTAGACCTTGCCGACCTGCGTCGCCGCCTCGGACAGGCTCTTGTGCTTCGCCGCCGCGAGGTCGGTCGTCTGGTTCAACAGCTTCAGCGCCTCGGCCGGGTCGTGCGTGGCCTGCGTCAGGATCCGCAACGCGTCCTGCGTCTGGTCGGCGGTGTTGCCGAACTTCTCCTGATGTTTGATCGCGTCCTCGACCTTGGCCGCGTAATCGTCGTAGCTCTTACCGGTCGCCTCGACCGCCTGTTGCAGCTGTTGGTGTGCGGCCTGATCTTTCGACCCGACCGCGGAGAGGGCGGCACCGATGCCGGTCACCGCCCCGCCGACACCGAGCAGCGTCGTGCCGACTGACTTGCCGTGTTCCTGCACCTGGTCGAGGGCGGTGTTCACCCCGTCGATCGACGACGTGAGCGGCGCCAGCACCCCCGTCTGGTTGAGCCCCGACGTCAGGCCCGAAAACGCGGTGCGCATCCGCGTCGTGGTCGTCTGCACGTGGTCGCCGGCGCCGCTCACCGCCGACTTGAACCCGAGCAGGTCGGCGAGGACCTTGACGACGATCGACGGACCCGCGCTGCCGGTCCCCATCAGCGTCGCGCCGCCGCGCGGGCGACCTCGGCCGCCTCCCGTTGCATCAGCCGGCACATGGCGGCGTACATGGCGGGGTCGAGGTCGTCGATCAGGTCGGGGTGTAGTCGCCAGTAGTGGGCAAACGCGGCGCGAGCGTCGAGGACCCGGTCCCGAAAGGGTCGGCCGCCGGCGGGGTCAGTTCGACCTCGACGTCGCCGGCCATCTCCCACAGTTCGGCCGGCCCGACGTCCCGGTGCCGGCGGTGTAGCTCGACGAACGCCAGCGCCTGGAACTTGTCGGCCGATTCTTCCGAATCCATCAGCTGTTCCAGGGTGCGCCCGGTCGCCGCAGTTAACATCCGCATCGCCTGCGGGCTCATGCGGACGTGTTCGCTGTCGATGTGCACGACCTCGGGCTCGGACACGGTGCCGTTGTCACCCATGAATCACCCCCGGGTTGTCGCCCGTGTTCGTCCACCCGAACCGGCCGATCGCCCCTTGCAGCGCGTCGTCGACGTCGTGCAGCGCGGCCGGTTCGAGGTCGCCGACCGCGGGGAACAGGTAGCGCCCCTGCGGCCGGTAGTCGCGGGCGCCCGACTGCGGGCGTGAGCCCCCGAAATCGACCCAGCCGGCGTACACCAGCCCGTCACCCTCGGACAGCGCGGCGCCCCACGCCTCGGGCTTGACGTGCACGCTCGCCGCCATCGCCCCCGACACCTGCGGGATCGACCCGCGCGCGGTCGCCGCCACCGGCGTCAGCAGCTGCTGTGCCGCGTGTTGGGTCGCCTCGTCGAACGCGCCGCCGGGCTTGGCGATGCGTTCGAGGTCGGCGGCCATCGCCCCGGCGCCGACGACCTCGACCGATTCGCTCACGCCTTGCCCAGCGCCCACGCGCTGCCCGACCAGTGGGCGGCGAGCAGGTCGGCGGTGTTGATCCATTGCCCGGTTGCCCACGCCGCCACCGGCGTCGCGGTGACCCCGCCGAGGGCGGCCAGGTTCACCGGCGGGTTCGCCCCGCTCGGCGTGTAGAACCCGGGACTGCCGGCGGTGGCACCGGTGGCGGCCACGCTGCCGGTGTCCTTGTTGGGCGGGCCGGTCATGATCCAATCAATGTCGACCTCGGACAGGGCGCCGGCGTCGCCGCCGATGTAGCGGTACACCTTCGGCACCACCTGGCAGCTGTAGCTCGGGTTCGTCGCGCTCACGATCTGTGACGACTTGCCCCGGAACTTGATCGTCGTCAACGCGCCGGTGGCTTGGTAGTTCTGCACCGCCGCGTACAGGGTGGCGTCGGTGGCGCCGCTGTCGAACGACTGCGCGAACTTCGCCACGAAATGCCACTTGATCGGGCCCGGGTACTCGGTGATCCCGCAGAACGTCGTGACGTCGATCGGCTTGTCCTCGGGGTTGAACTCGGCGTGTAACGCCAGGCAGCGCAGGTTGACGCCGTTCACCTCGACGTAGGCGTCGGTCATGATCAACGGCGCCGCGATCGGCGCCACCGCGTCGCCCACCGCTAGGGGCTCGACCTCGGGGTCGAGGGTCGCGACCGCACCCTCGTCGTCGCCGTTGCCGCCGTTCTTCGGTGTCGTGTTCGCCATCAGGTCACCCTTTCGTCACATGCGTATTTCGAGCGTCAGCTGCGCGGCCAGGAACCGGGCCCCGGACACGTCGGCGAGGATTCGCCAGTTCCTTTCCTCGGTCACCACCACCACGCCGTGCGTCAACGTCCCGCCGAGGGTCGGGTCCGCCTCGAACGCCGCCCGCGCCGACCCGAGCAGCGCGTCGCATTGCGCCGATTGATCGGTCGCCACGCACGCCAGCACCGGCAGCGTTGCAATGTCGACGCCGAACGTCGGCGAGTGATACGTGACCACGCTCGGCCACGCCACCACGTAGGCGGGCACGTTGAAGCTCGCCGGCGGGTCGGCGAACACGGTCACCGCACCCTCGGACGCCGCGGTCAGCACGGCCGCCACCGCGGCGGCCACCGGCGCGCGCTGCCAGGTCACCCGAACACCAGCGGCCCGACCGAGGCGTACGCCGCCTCGACGTCAGGGTCGACCCGTCCGACGTGCGTCAGGCCGACGTCGGCCCACCCGACGGTGCCGTCGATGCTGTCCCGCCGGCGGTACAGGCGGGCCGCGTGCAGCACCGCGGCCTGGTGCACGACGTCGGGCAGCGGCGTCAACCAGGCGCCGTCGGCGCCCGGGATCCACCGGTAGGCGGTGCGCCGGTTGCCGTAGTCGATCGCCGCCACCCGACACGTATCAATCACCGGGTCGTCGTCGGTGTCGGTCGACACCTTGCGCAGGAACGCCCGAACCTCGGGCAGCGTCGGCCACGACACCGCACCGTTCGACGGCGCCTCGTAGGTCATGCCGCCCGGGATCGTGATCGGGTCGGTCGAGGTCGTCACCGTGACCGCCACCACGCCGGCGGCCTGCGCCGGCGCAGTCACGTACAACGTCTGATCGTCGAACACCGACCACGCGATCGCCGGGAACGCGCCGAACGTGACGCCGGTGGTGGCGGCCAGGCCCGACGGCCCGCTGATCACCGCGGGCGTGCCCGCGACCTGGCAGGTCGCGGGCTCGATCCCGTACACCGTCGGCGCCATGCGTTACCCGCCGTTCTTGCCGCGGGCCGGCTTGTCGTTCGCCTCGGGCTCGGCGTCGGTGCCGGCGTTGTCGGCGTCCTCGGACGGTGCGGTCACGTCGACCACGCTCGGGACTACCAGGCCCGCCGGCGGGGTCAACGGCACGAACGCGGCGCCGGCGAGGGTGCCGAACGCGACGTACCCGCCGTAGGCGACCTGCACGCCGAGGATCGACGGCTCGACCACCGACAACAGCCCGATCACTTCCTCGTAGACCTCGAACAGCGACGACGGCCCGACGATGCACGTCCCGGCCGGGAACGTCGGCACCACCACCCGGGGCAGGCCGAGGACGTCGCCCCGGAAATCGGCCATGGTCGCGGTGCCCGGCGCCCCGTCCTCGCGGGTCAGGTCCTGCGGGAAGATCACCCGCGACACGTCGACGAGGCTGCCGAGCGCGGCCCACACGTCGAGGGAACACCACACCCGGTCGGGCATACGGAAACTGTTCGCGTAGCTGTCCGCCGCGGCCAGGTACAGCGCCTTGGTCCAATCGGCGAGGGTGTTCGTCGCCACCGCCACCGCGGCGTGTGTCGCCGCCGTCTTGAACGCCGCCGCGACCGCGGTCTCGGTCTGGATCGCGTACACGTCGGCGAGGTCCCTGACGAGAATGTCCCACGCCCCCGGCGAGGTCCAATCAATGTCCTGACGCGAAATGTCGACCGTCCCGCCGTAGGTCGCCTTGGTGAAGCTCACGCCGGTGATCGTCATCTTTTGCGACGGCAGCTGCGTCTTTTCGCCCGCCTGCACGCCCACCGTGGTGTGCTGTGTGATCTTCGGGCGAGAGAACGTCGCGCCCGGGATGCCGGCCAGGCCGATCGCCCCGCCGAGGCTGGTGATCAACGGCCGATTGCTGTCGATCAGGTCGACGACCCCGCCGACGATCGGCGTCGGCAGGATCCCGGTGGTGTCGCCCGTCTTCTGGTCGGCGACCACCCGCGCTTGATACGCGGCCTGCACCCGGGCGAGGGCCTGCGCGTCGGACACGCCCCGCTCCATGATCCCGCGCGCCCGCAACAGGTCGACCAGGAACGCGCCCGCGCTCGGGTAGTTCGGCGTCGGGTCGGGCCCGTCGATACGGGCCTGCGCCGGCGTCGCCCGCGGCAGGCGGGCGAGGGTGTCGCTGTGCGCGCCACGGGTCGCCTCGTACGCCTCCAGCGGCTCAATCTGCGCGTCGAGGTCGGCGATACGGGCCCGGCACGCTTCGAGCAGGTCCCGCTCCGCGGGCACTAGCTGCTGGTCGTCGCGTTGTGCGACCTGGTCGAGGATCGAATCCATCGCCGCGACCTGGTCGCCGCGTTGCGTGAGCAGAATTTCGAGGACAGCGTTCACAGGGAACCTCCGCGCGTGGAACGTCAGGGGCAGCGGTCAGGTGCTGCTCGACTGTCGACACCGGTGGGCGGGTGACTGTCGCCGGCTGGTCGCTGCGGACAACGCCCGGGTCGACGGCGGGTCACGCCCGGCCGTTGCGGCGGGCCGGTCGCGGTCTACTGCTGCGCGGAGCGTAACCCGTCGACGATCGACCGCCAGCGATCGACCTCGGCGTGCGGTCGAGCCCCGAGCGCGCGGGTGCGCAGCTGTAGGTGCGTGTCACGCCCGTCGACGATGGCGTGCAGGCTGCGCACCTGCGCGACCTGCGCGTCGACGAACGCCGGCGTCGGGGTCACGCTGACCTCGACGAGGCGCGATTCCTGACGGGTCACCCGGTCCATGTGGTCGGGCCCGAGGTCGGGGTCCCAGTCGTCCCAGTCGACGAAATCCCACGCCGAACGGATCGGCTGGAACCCGATCGACAGGCCGGTTAGCTCGCCCGCCTCGGCGGCCGCCGCGGCCCGTTGCGCCTCGGCGCTGTCGTTGAGCTTCCACACCCCGTCGAGGCCGTCGTCGCGGTGGTGCCAGGTGTCCGACGTCCCGATCGGGAACGACCGGGCGTCGTGGAACAGCAGCAGGGGCAGGGCCCGGCCGGCGCCGACCTTGGTCGACTGCTTCAGGCTGTCGGTGGCGTGAGCTTCCATGAACCACCCGAGGTTGGCCCACACGCCGTACGGCACCGCGCGCCCTTCCAGGTAGCGGTACGGCTTGCCGACCGCCTGCACGTCGCGCACGACGAGGTCGGTGACGAACGGCCGGCGCCCGCCGGTCGGGTCGGACTGATCGGTCAGGACCGGCGTGGTGTTCATGCGGGCACCCCCTGGTCGTCGGGCTGGTCGTCGAGGTTGTCGTCGGCCGGTGCCGGCGTCGGCGGGACGATCGCCGGCGTCGGTGGCGGTGGTGGCGGCCCGGCGATCGACAGGTCGAGGAACAGCGACAGGTTGTCGCGCGCCTCGGCCGGCGAAATGATCCCGGCGCCGACCAGCAGCTGCAACGCGGTCGCGGTGGTGGTCAGGTCGTCGCGCAGCAACTGATTGCGGTCAAAGTGCACCGTCTGCCCGCGGGGCACCCACGCGTCGGACCACACCGCTTCCAGGTCGGCGAGGACCGGTTCGAGGCTGGTGCGCAGGATCTGCTGATACTGCGGGCCGGCGGTGCGATAGGTCATCCCGGCGACCGGGGCGCCCAACCAGTACCCGTCGATGTTGAACATGTTCGCGACGTCGGTCAACGACTGTTTGCGCGCCTCGATCAGCTGCGTGTCGGTCGGCGACCACGACAGCGGGACGATCTGCGACCCGTTGGGCAGGAACACCGGCTCGCGCACCGGCCCGCCGAACTTGCCCATCCAATCGGCCTTGGCTTGGTCGGCGACGTCCTGGTTCAACGTCGGGGTCGACGCGATCACCGCGACCGAGGGCACGGCGCCACCCGACAGCGCCGAGGTTTCGTACTCGGTTTCCATGACCACCCGGTTGAGGGTCGACAGGTTTTCCTCGACCACGCCGACGCCGCGCACCGGGTAGTAGCGGTCGGCGCCGCGCTTGACGTGCACGACCTCGGACTCGGGGACCTGCGTCCCGAGCAGGTAGTAGTTCACGCTCGACGGGTCGGGCGGGAACCATTGCACGTACCACCACGACGACGGCCACCATTGCACGGTGAGCGGCCACCCGTCGGCACCGCGGGACGTGACCAGGTGCAGCGCGTTGCCGTTGAGCAGGTAGTCCTCGACGTTGACGCCGACGAACCAGGGCCCACCGTTGAGCGGGTCGGGCCGGTCGAGCAGCGACGGGCGGGGCAGGCGCACGCCGGCCCGGTACAGGTCCATGTGCATCTGTCGGACCAGGCCGGTGTAGATCCCGAGGCAGCGTTGCACGCTCGGGATGCGCCGGGCGGTGGTGGTGTCGACCACGTACGGGCCGACGCCGAGCCCGCCGACGTCGCTGATCGGTGGCAACAGCCCGCCCGTCTGTCGGATCGACCCGACCTGCCCGAGGATTGACGGCATACCGACCATGGTCACGCGCCGCAGTTTTCCACAGCGTTCGCGGGCATTAGTAGACCCGGAACACCGAGGCCGCGGGTGCGTGGTCGAACGCCCAGCCGGCGACGGTCGCCGCGGTGAGCGGCGACAGGCTGACGTCGGTGCCCCGCCGGGCCCACACCCACCCGTCACCGACGGCCCGTTGCCCGGCCGCGCCGGCGGCCCGGTCGAGCGCGACGTGCGGGCGAAACCGGGTCAGCGGCGGGTCCTCGGTCAGGCCGGCGAGGACCGACTGACAGGCGGCCCGGTAGTCGGCGCCCTTGATCGGGGCGAGGTCGAGGCCGAGGCGTGACGCCTCGTCGGCGACGTCGAGGGCGGGCCCGGCGGCGTCGTAGCCGATCGCCACCGGCGCCCACCGTGCGACCAGCTGCTCGAGGCGGCCGGCGACCCACCCGGCGGCCGGGCGGTTGTCGGCGACCTCCCACCGCTGCACACCGGCGCCGTCCCGCCAGGCGGCGACGATGGTGGCGTCGGAGCGGTCGACCGCGACGTCGAACCCGAGCGCGCAGGCGCCGGCGACCGGG